ATCTGCTGTATCAGAACATAAAATTGCTAGACAATCCTCAACTGTATTACTTATAATTTGATAAGCATTAGTTGGAATTAATGTTTGTACTGAAACTGAAATATCTAAACCATCATTTGTTAATGTATCATCATCAGAATAGTATTCTCTTATAGCTGTGTTGTTTGTTCTTGCTTGAGCAAAGTATGCAAACTTTCCTGCCGCTATAGGAGTTACATTATCATCGTGTTCAAAACTAGACACTTCATTTAAGATAGCAGTCGTAGGACTAATTGTATCTCCTGCGTGGTCAAGTTTATATTGAGCTGTATCAGAAAATAATAATAATGTTTCATTAAATGATGCAGAGTTTTTCAAAGTATTAACTTGTGTTCCTGAAGCCGCTATATCAATAGGGTCAGTATCTAAAACTTGTGTAACTGTTGTAGCAAAGAAATTAAAATAACTAGCATTTTCAGCTAGAATTAAATTCTCTCCTGATAAAATTCCTAATCTGTTTTTATAAAAAGTTAAATTCTGTATTGTTTTACCTACAAAAGAAGGGTCAGTATTAGTATCTGTTGCATCTCCACAATTTCTATCTGTCCAATCTAATTTTTGAAATGTAAATGTACCATCATTATTATTTATCAATGCGTGAGGCATTGTAGTATCTGTCAAACCTAAACTTGTAGCAGGAGCTAGTGTTTCAGTCCATACACCTGTTCCTTCAAATTTTACATAGTAATCAGAAAGAGTATCTCCTTCATCACCTGTAATTTTAACAATAGTATCTACTTTTCCATAGTAAGGTAATTTTGTAAAATCTTGTACTTTATCTTTAATAGCATACATCGCTGTATCACCTGAACCATCACCAGTTGTTACAGTATAACCTGCATTTCCATCAGTAGGTTTACCATAAAGAACTGAATTGTGTTGTTCAAAAGTAAATTCCGAAGTGATTGGAGTATAATTATTCAATCCTTCTGTACTAGATACAGTTGCTCCTGTATCAACACGAATTGTTTTAAATGCTATTCCATCAGCACTAGCATCATAATGTGAACTTGCAGTACCATATAAAAGTATATCTATTATTTTAGATGTATCTCTATATTTACTATCTGTAGAAGCATCGTGTCCTGTAGGTACTTGAAATATTACTTCATATCCTTCAGTGATTCCTGCTGTAACAATATCAGGGTGATTAACCCCAACTTTATATTCTCTACCATAATTTGTTGATTTACAGTAAACGTGAAATTCCTCTATTTTTGCCGCAGATGTTGTACTATCAGCAGTGGGAGTAATAGACTTATTGACAACAAAGGTGTAATCAGCAATATTAACCATACGAAAATCAGCTTTAGGATTAGTAGTATTAAGATATGTATTTCCATCAGGATAACTGACAGTTTTTTCATTACCCGCCAAGTCGTAGACTTTAACTCCATTGTCATAGAACGCACAAATGTAACGATTTGATTCATCTCTTTGAATATTCCATATTTTAGTTGTATTAGGAAAGACATTAGTTGCATCTAATGTAGCGACATATTCTAAAGGTGGTCTCTTTGATAATCCATCTACAATATTATTTTGGAAATTAACTTGGTCTTGACCTTGATTAATTCCTCTTTGAGATGGAGTTTGTTGAGACATACCATTTAGAAAATTAGGTATAGATTGTGAAACAACGCCGCCCATTAATAAGTCCTTCTAGTCCTATTTATTATTGAAAAAGTATTAGTATCTCCTTCTAAAATATTTGCATCAGCACTTCTGCTATCCGCTTGTCTAAAAGAAGCTAATGCTTCTTGTTCATCATTTCCTGCCAATTCAGCTAAGCCTTTATCTCCAATATATCTTGAAGCAAAACGTCTCGCTGATTTAGCGGCTATGTATTGCCTTGCGTATTCAGGGAGTTGTTCAAATTGTTGGACTAAGACTAAGTCCACTGTAGGTAGGGTTGTGCCTGTGCCAAATACATCTGTATGATTATCCATATCGTATAAATAACCATCACGAATAACCAAGTTTTTATCTCGGTATTGTGCAGATGCGTCTGCTTGAACACAGTTAGATGGTAGAGGTACTTTATTATCAATATCTCTTGTTAATGTATAAGCATAATGAGTGTTGAAATTCCACCCCATAGACTGAATTGACATAGATGTTTCATCTAAAATATTTTTAGCGACAGATACATCGGTAGTTACTGTGCCTGTAATTGCATTTACAGGAGCTTCTCCAATAACTGAAAGCATCTGATTAACTGTTTGTAATTCAGTAGTCGGTGTAATTTGTGTTGCCATTATTTTATAATACTAATCAAAACGATAACTATAATAACTATGACCACACTAAGTCTAATCTTATTTTTCTTAGTAAGGCTTTGCCATTTTTGTTTAAGTTTATCCATATATCCTCTTTATTTATTATTAAAATAACTAGAGGGGATTTGACTCCCCCCTAGACTCTTAGATTTAAGATATTTTGATAGTCTTTTCTTTCTTATCTTCAGGTAAATCCTGAATCAAAGAAATGTTTAGAACACCATCTTCTAACTTAACTTCTTTTACTTCCGTAAATTCAGCAAGTTTAAATGATTGTTCAAAAGACCTTTCACCAATACCTTTGTAAAGAAAATCTTTCTCATTCTTTACTTTTTTTCCTTTTATCTTTAAGACATTTTCTTTAACAGAGATTGTCAGGTCATCTTTTGAAAACCCTGCAATCGCCATTGAAATGTTATATGCACCATCTTTTATTTTTTCAATATTGTATGGTGGATAACTAACAGTCTTAAAACTATCAAGCTCATCAAAGAGGCTATCAAAGCCTACTGTGAAAGCTCTAAACGGTGTTAAGTCTAGTGTCATTGTTGCTCCTTTCTTTTTTAAGCGAGTTAATCAAGATACCCACTAGGCATATCTTGAAGTTATTATAAAGTAGAAAAGGGGGATTGCTCCCCCTAATCTATTGTGGTGTAATAAAGAAACTATTACGCTTCTTTAATTCCTACAGCCGCTTCAGGTCTAAGAGTCCCGTGACCCATAGCATATTTAGCGACCATTAATGTACCTTGTCTTCTGATGTCATAATCTGACTCAACAGCCAAGTCCATAAGTTTAACAGTACCAACTGCTGAAGGGTGTGACACAAGAGCTACGAATGTTCTTAAATCCACAGCTTGAGGTGTTGAACCACCTGCTGTAGCTGAACCTGCGTCTACTCCTGAAGTTACATTTGTTTCAACAAAATGAGGAACTGGAATTAAATCAATTCCTGCTACTCTTGCAACTTTGCCTTCTGCGATTGAACCTTTACCACTGAAATCAGCATTGATAACGTTTGTAGCGTTTGCTAATTTGTAGTATTCTTCTAATCTAAGAAAGGCTTTTCTGCCTTCTGCTGGAACATAATTTCCGTCTAACTGTTTAGCCGCAGAAAAGATAGCACCTATCATCGCCGTAGCGGCAGTTGCATCTGTTGCTGAAGCTATGTTAGCGTCAAATATGTTACTTGTAGTATCTCCACCTGTTACGTTAGGTGTAGTTCCTATTGCACATTGACCAATAGTTTGTAAAACGTGTTTATCTTTAACAAAAGCTAAAGCTCTGCCAATTTCGGCTGAGTATGCACTTCTTACGTCCCAATGGTTTTTTGCTTCTTCAATATTTGATAAAAATACTGAAGATGTTAAAAGGTCATTAATTGTAATAACCTTTTCGTTGTGATGAGCAGTTGAGCCTTGTATTTCTGCTCCTGCTGTATGATAAGCCGCTTCAATTCTGCCCATAACTGGGAAGGTTGCCGATTTACCACTAGAGATAGAACGAACTAACTCTGCTCCGCCTGTTTTTGAAGCTCTGTCAAAAGAAGTAAGAACTTCTCCTGCAAAAACTTTTAGAAACAATGCGTCTTCTGTACTAGCACTATTGACTTGTCCAATAGTTGCGGGTAATGCCACTGCCATAATATTTCTCCTTTTTTATGATTAGTGTTTTTGTTAATAAAAGCCTTGTATTTTCAGCTTCTTATACTAAATTGTCTTCCCGCAGGAAGGTCAAGTTAATCTACTTATTTACTTGGCAGTTGCCACCTATAAAGGTTGCACAACTATTCTTTATTTTTCTTCTCAGCTTCTTGAGCCTTATCAAGAAGTTCATTTATATTCTTTAACGCTAAAGTAGATACAGTTAATTTATCATATCTATTTTTAATTGTGTCAAGAATATTATCGTGGTCAGGAATACCTACTGGATTTTTTAAGTAAGTATCAACAACCGAAGTATGTTCAGCAATCTCTGCTTCATACTTTTTCTTTAAAGCATAAAGAAACATATTACTCCTTCTTATTTGTTTTTACAAATTTAGCATATGTGGCTTTATCAGCATCACTAGCGACACCTGAGTCAATTCTAGCTTTAATACCTTCTATATTTTTATTTTTAACTATATCTAAGGCACTGTTATCTGATGAACCAATACACATTATCTTTTCTTTTTGTTCTTTTTCTTCTTCTTATCTTTTTTCTTATTTTTTTTCTTTTTTGCCATTGTATTATCCTCTATTAGATTTTACTGTTAGCTAGTTTATTTTTTACTTCAGCTTGATAAGCAGGGTCTTTAGCATATCTAGGGTCGGACATCGCTTGTGTCACTTGAGCCCAAGATGCAAAACCTTGTTCACCACTAGGAGATGCTTTACCTTCAACTAATTGAGGTTCACTTCCTGTTGATTGTGCATATCTTGCTTTAAGTCCTACTACTGCTAATTTCACAGCTTCTAAATCTTTGCTGTTTACCGCAGTATTGTAAGCCTGTTTTTCAGTTTCAGTTAAATTTTGACTAGCCCATTCAGACATATTATCATATGACTCTGTGCCACCAACTAAATTTTTAACTGTTGCTGATTGTTGGTCAGCTATTGCTTGTTGTCCTGCAATAAATCTGTCCACATAATCTTTTGGTATTCCTGCTTTTTGTAATGATTCATAAGAACCATCAGCAAGTTTACCATCTTTAGCATACTCTTCAGCTAAAGAATCCATATTTAAACCTGCACTATCTACAGCCTTTGTAGCTATATCTAAATCAGATTTAGGTTGTTCTTTTAGTTCTGCCTTAGAAACTGGGTCTACTGATTTTTCAGTAGGTTGAGATTGCTCACCAAGTTTTTTTTCTAATTCTGAATACGATTTGACTAATTCATCAACTGAGTTGAATTTTTCAGGCAAACCTTCAGGTTTACTTTGTATAGGCTTCGTCTCTTCCACTGGTTTATCCGTAGTAGTTTCGGGACTTTGTACTTCTACTTTTTCTACCATAACTTTTTTCTCCTAATTATTGTGGTTTCGTCATATTACCTGCAACGGGAGCAACGGCTTTCTCAGCCATTTGCATCATCTGCTGTTGTTGTTGTTGCTGTTGCATAGCTTCTTGTTCAGCCGCTAATTCTTCTTGAGTCTTAATCAAACCTTCCATTTCTATTCCTAAACTTGTAGCGATACGTTTAATTAAATCAGCTTCATTTAACGATTGAACTACTTGTGGATTAACCTGAGCTAGATTAACTATCTCAGCCACAAATTCTCTTAATTTTTGTAAATCATTTCCTCTACCTAATGCTTCAATACCTGTAATAATTGTAGGTGTAACTGAATCTTTAGGTAATGGTGGAATTTCTTTTGCTTCTTGCATACGTTTCATTAGTATTTTAACTAATGGTAATTGAAACTCTTGTGATAATAATGAATATACTCCACCCATAGCAGTTTCTAATTGTTCTGCCATATATCTAATTTCTTGAGCTGTTACTCTTTCAGCATCTCTTTGTATTGCAGTATGTAATAAGAAGGCATAAGACATACGCTCTTCTAATTTAGCAATACTTCTTTCTACTACTTGTAAATCATATTGTTTTTGGGCTTGTAATACAGTAACATCTTCAGCACTACCAGTAATAATGTCACCATTTCTAGTAAGTGATAAATCTCTTTTCTTTGTCACAGCATTAGGTCTGACCATGAATACAATTTTAGAAGAAGCCGCCGCACTTTCAACAAGTGCTCTTGATAATCCTTCTAATGATTTTAAATCTCCTAAAAATTCTTCAACATATCCTCTACCATAATCTTCACCATCAACTCTAACCATTCTTAAAGCGGCGTAAGGCATTTGGTCTTTAGTAAAATTTCCTACTGATTCAGGAATTTTCATTCCATTTACTTCTTGACAAATATAAAATTTATTATTTTCTAATCTGTAAATATGTGTATATAATTCTATGTCTTCATCTTTTTTATAATCAGGGTCACTTACTACTTTCTCCATTACTTTAAGAGGAAGACTTAATGGACTAATACTTTCTTTAATAACTATTTCTAATACGTTTCCTGAAGCATCTCTATTACATACATAATGAGTGATAGGAAATACTCTCATCGTTCCAGCTTTAGGAAGATAAGTTAATACATTTCCTGATACTATTAAATGTTTAAGAGCTTCAAATACACTAACTCTTAAAGCTAACTGTTCAATCTTTTTAGAAACTTCTCTTTCAATATTTGCTAGAGATTTTTCTATTTCAGTTTTTAATTCTTTATTTTGTTCAAGTTCTTCTTTTGTTTTGCCACTGACTGCTAGTCTAAAAAAGGGGGAATTGGGTGGTAGTAATAAAAGAAGTAGCTTAGACGCTAAATTGTTTACGCCTCTAGCTCCTACCGATTGGAAGGGGTTGTATAATTTTGTAGAAGAATTGAAACCATCTGTGGGTATTAAAGAAGAGATTGTTAATTCGCTACATTCCTGAGCTCTGTCTACAAATTTTTCTCTCTTATCTTTTAGTTTTAAATATCGTTCTTTTGCTGTAGGATTAACCTGTAGCATTGTTTCGTTGCTCTTTTTAATAGCCATTTATATCCTTATTAACCTGTTTGAACGCCTGAACTAGAACCAGTAGTAGTATAAGCTACTCCAGTTTGTAAAGCCGTTGTGCCTCTTTTAGAAGCTAATTTCTTTTTCTTCTTAATATCTTTATCGGCTGTTACTAATTCAATAGGTTTTTCCACTGCTTCCACCGCTTGAGACACCACTTGACGGGGTGCTTGTTGAATGGGTGCAGGTGGAGCACTTGGTGCTGACATACACATAGTATTATTTTATCCTCTCTTGTAATGTATTAATGAATCGTACTACGTCCCTTTGACCTGCTTTAAAATAGATAGTTTTAGTATCATCTTTTAAATTAGGTGACTTCTCAGGATATAGTTTATTCAATAGTTCTACCAAGTCTTCTGACTTGTGAGGTAAAACTAAATCTTCTTTTTCGTCCATATTATTCTTCTAAAAAGGGCACTTTAGTCCCATAAATTGCCCGTTATAGCTCCTTTGTTATATTCAGTTGCTCTGTTCTCAAAGAAGTTAGCGTGTTCAACGCCATTTAATACCCAATCTAACCACCCTAAAGGGTTATGTTTAATTCCATAATTAGGCTTTAATGATAACTGAAGCAGTCTTCTATCCGCTATATATCTTATATATTTCTTAACTTCATCAGAAGTAAGTCCTCTTATACCACCCATTTCAAAAGCTAAATCAATGAATTTATCTTCTAATTCCACCATATCTCTAGCTGTTTGATAGATAGTTTTCTTAAATTTATCTTTCCATATTTTAGGGTTCTCTTTAATTAATGTTTTAAATAATTTTATCATACTCTCAACATGGTGTGTCTCATCTCTAATACTCCAAGTTACTATCTGACACATA